GGCCCCATCGCCTTCAGGCGCGCGGTCAGCGCCTCGACGATGATGCGCTGGGCGTCCTGCGCCTGCCCGGAAGCGACCAATTGATCGACTTGACGCAGCTGCGCCGCGTCGAGCGCATTGAATCGCTGCGCGACTTCCTCGGCGCCTTTGGCTGGATCCTCGAGTATCTGCTGCAGGAGCTTGGTTGCGTCTTGCTGGCTGCTGCCGGTCGCGCGCGCCACATAGGGTGTCAGCGCGGCGGAGGGCCCGAGCAGATCGGGAGCAATACGGCCGGAACTCGCCAACGTGGCCACGGTTTCGCGTGCGGACGATGTCGAGAGACTGGAATTGGCACTGACCTGGTCGGCCGAGCCCATGATCTGGCCGGCAGTGACGCCGCCGGCATGGCCGGTTGCGCTGAGCGAATCCTGAATGCGCTGCAGCGCTTGCTCGGATTGATCGGCGGCGACCGCCAAGGCGATTGGCACGCCTGCGAGTGCCGCGACCCAGGCAACGGTGCCCAGCGTAAGACCCGCCAAGCGCGTGCCAATCAGGCCTAGCGTGGCGACGCCGCGGCCGACATTGCCGGATGACAACTCGGCGAAAGCGGCGCGGGTCTGGGTCAGCAGGCGCCCCGAAGCCACGGCTGAGCGGCCGCCGGCGGCTTCAACGTCGCCATATTTCTGCGTCAGCAGCGCCAGCAGGCTGGATTGGCGATCGGTGCTGATGAGGCCCGCGGCTTGCGCCGCGTTGAGCGTGTTCTGGCCAGCGGCCAGGCGCGCCATGGGGTCGATCTGGAAGGTGAGACGGCTGAGCGACGATTGCAGCTTCGCCGTCGCCTTGTCGCCGGCGTCGGCGATGCGCCCCATCGAGGCTTCGCCGTCCGTCGCCATCGCATCGAGCTTGGCGCGGACCTCGTCGTCGCCGTCGAGCCCGACGCGGATGGCAATGTCAGTCATTGGATTGGGCCTCCCCGCCGCCGAGCACGTTGGACAGGTTGGTCTCTAATCGGGTCTGGGCGTCGGCTTCGGCGCCCTCGATATCGAGCAGCTTTTTCGAGTGGACCTGCTTCAGCAGCAGAAAGAGCGGAATGTCGGCCGCATTCGCAGCAACCCCGCGACTGCTGGTGCCGCGTTTGATCGGAACCGCCGGCGCGATCAGGAGCGCCTTCTGACCACCCGCCAATGGAACGAAGCGGAGTTGCCCGAAGATGGAAATCGCGGTGTCGACATCCGACCAACGCCGGTTGGAGGAACGGCTGGTCGCGTCTTTATTGCGCCCGCTATCGGTGGCGAGACCGCGCTGCACGGCCGCCGGGAGCGGGATAACAAGCCAATCCGCATTCTGCGTGGTGATGGTTTCGGATTGGTTGAAGGCGGTATGGAGGCGCGACGCCTTGGAATAGACCAGGGCCGAACTGGCGAAGCGACCGCCGCTCGGTAGCAGCTGCCACGCATTCGCCAGGCCTTCGCCGAGACCGGCGCTGCGCACCTGGTCGCGCAGCTCATCGCGCAGATCGCTGGCGGCGGAATCGACCGCTTGCACGGCCGCAGCGACCCGCTCGTCCCAATCGGCGAGCAGCGATTGCTTAAGCTTGCCGTCGATGCGGGCGACAACCCTAAGCGCCATCCTGCTGCCTCATCCCACTGAATATCCCGCGCGACAGCGACGGCAACAGACGGCCCATGATCTGCAGATTGTAGCCCTCGGCCTCGGCCAAGCGCATCGCCGCAGCAAGATCGAGACCACTGACGCGCCCGGCATCGCCGGCACGGACGAGCGGCGCGCGCTGCGCCAACTCCCAGGCCTGATGACCTTCCGCCGTCTTCGGCGCGTTCTCGATATAGGGACAGCGCTTGCCGTCGGCGCCTACCCTTCCGCTTGCACAGGCAGCTTTGCTTGCTCGGCACCCCTCGCAGTATCGGGGTCCGCCGCCCCAGTGCCATTCGGCGCGGACCCCGAGACGTTTCCCTCGATGACAATCTTGTCGAGGCTCTTGAGATAGCGCTCCATGAAATTGTAGGACAGCGTGTCGATCCGCATCGCCTCGGCGATGTTCTCGTCGGTGACCGGGAGCGGCTCGGTGCCTTCTTTCGGCAAGAGCCCTTCCCATTCCTTGATCGCCGCCTGCCCGTAGGCGGTTGCCCGGGCGCGCCGCACCAGGCCCGCGCTGACGGCCGGATCGGCCGGGTCGCGCTCGCCTAGGTTCAACGCGCCGATCTTCTTGCGCTCGGCATAGTTGTCGGACACGGCGCGGATCGTGCGCAAGGCGATCGCTTCGGCCTCGGCACAGAGATCCGTGGTGGGCGGCAACACCAGGAAGCGAACGCCGCCCTCCAGGATTTTGAGCCAGTAGGGCTCGGTCGGGATCGAATACAAACGCAGCATGCTGAAACCCTCCGATGCAGGTCTGCCAATTGGCAGACCTGGCGATTTAATAGGTGGCGACGTCGTTCGAGAGGACCGCCTGCAGTTGGTAGCCGACGGACGGATCATGCGACGTCTGGAAGTCGAAGCTGAGATCGATGCCGCCCGGACCCTTGACGCTCGATTTCGGGCGCGGCAGGAAGACGCGCGGCAGCGTGAAAATGAGCGACGTCGCCTCGTCGATCGTCCAGCCCAGTTGCAGCGCGACGGGATCGAAGCTCTCGGCGTCGCCGAACAGCGTGGCATCCTCGAAGCGGGCGGTCAGCGTGCCGCTGATGTCGCACATGTTGGGATCGACGCCCTCGATCAAGCCATCGGGCCGGATCGTGCGCGTCGTGTCGATCTTGTTGTCGTATTTGAGCTTGGCCTCGGTGATGCCAGCAAGCGCCACGCCACCCAGCAAAATCGAGCCGGTGAACTGCGAGAACCGCTGATAGGCAAGCGACGTCGGCGCGCCGCCGGATGTCGCGTTGCTGCGCGTATCGTTCTGCGCGATCAGCGTGATGTTCGATTGCGCGTTGCCGGAGGGCTTGAAGTCGAAATCCATCGAGCCGATGACGGCGCCGGTCTTGACGAAATATTGGCCGACATCGGTGATGCCGATCTCGATCGAGCGCGACGGCAATGCCGCGGCGCCGGACTTCCAGGTGTGGTCGTAAGGTCCCGCGCCGGTGTCCACCGCTGCGCCGAGCAGCCCCTTCAGCCAATAGCCGATGTTGCGCACGTCGATCGGCACGACAGCGCTGTGCTGGACGTCGATCACATCCTGCGAGGGATCGATCGCCTCGCGGCCGTGACCGATGGTGTCGTCGGCAACCAGCTTCTGCTCGGCGCCGAAATCGGACGAATTGAAGGGCAGCTTCTTCCAGTTGCCGCCCGGCTTCGTCCCGTAAGTGACTTCGTCGAGCAGCAACAGGCTGGCATTGGAGCCTTGTGCGCGGGGCATGGGTTTTGTCTCCGGTTGGGATTTCGGGACTTACGCGAGGGGATCGGATGTCGTGTAATTGAGGCGCACCAGGATCGTCGCGGCGCGCAGCTGTGGAGCGCCATCGACGGCGCGATCCTCGATCTTGGGCTGCGACAGGACGCGCACGTCGTTGCAGAGCGCGCCGAGCGTGCGATCGATGGCGAGCTGCGTGCCGATGCCGGCGATGATGTCATCGACCGTCGAGCGCAACGCGGCTGCGTCGGCGTTCTGCGCCAGGATCTGCAGCTCGACGTTCTCGTCATAGGTATAGCTGACCGGCGATAGTGTCACATCAGGCTTGCCCGGAAGGCCACCGTCATCCTGGTTCAGGATCGGCAGCGAGCCATCGTCAAGGCGCTCCGGAAGCACCTGGTTGTGCATCGGCGCCTGAATGAGACCGGCGGTTGCCAGCGGCGCCCAGAGCGCAAACAGCGCCGCAAATATCTGCTCGCGCTTGGTGCTCATCGCCCCTCACCCGCCGCAATCGCAATTCCAGATGCCCGCGGCCTGCTCGTATTTCGGCGCGGCTTGGACGGTGCGGATCTCTCCGGTATCGCTGAGCGTAAATTTGTCGCCGGATTTCGGCGCCGCAATCTGGCTTTTGTGAACCGCGAGAACGGTACCAGTCGAGACGACGTTCAAACCGGCAAGACTTGAAATCATGTCATTGGGCTGCACGCGCATGACGCGCACAGTGACGCCGGGGCCAGCGCCGCCGGCTTGATAGAGAGCATCGAGCGCGACGTTCGGATCGTCGAACAGCGCGCAGATGGCATCGTCGATTTCCGTCATGGTGCGCACGATAAAAAGGGCCGGCCGCGAGACAGCAGCCGGCCCTTTATCATCGAGCCCTCGAACTCAGCCGGCCGCGGTGTTCTTGCCGCGATACAGCGCCTGCGGCTGGACGCAAACCGGCAGCGGATAACTGTAAACCTCGATATCCGCCCAGGCATTGCGATCCTTGTCCATCACGATGCCGGAATAACGCGGACGGCCCAAGGTGCCGACGAAATCGAAGCTTTCGCCGGGCGAATAGGCCATCTGGAAGATGCCGGCATTGGTCGGGAAGAATCGACACTTGGTCGACACGATGGCAACTTCGCTATCGTCGGAGCCGCGATAGTTCGTGAAGGTGATACCGCCATAGGAGAACGATTCCCAGGCAGAGCCGAGACGCAATGACGCCGCTTCCATCGTGTTGAGGTAGGTCTGGCGCACTTCGGGGTGAGCGGTGAGATCGTCCCAGAAGTCATCCCCGCAGAGACCCACCACATTGACGGCGTTGCCGCCAAGACCCTGGAGACCTTTGAGGACCGAACGCTTGACCTGGGCGCACGCCTTACGCACCGCGCCCGAAGCCGGAGCGACATTCTCCAGGTCGAAGTTGAGTTCGGCGGGAATCGTCTGATCGAATTCCTCGGCCCAATCGAACAGGGTTGTCTCGCCGTCGGCATCAATGACGAGACCTTGCACCATACCAAGGAACAAGTTTTCCTCGGTCAGGTCGACGTTGCGGCCGATGACCACCATACGGCGAGCAACTTCGGTCTGCATGGCCTGGAGATCGGTTTCGCTGCCGAAAGCGCGGATATTTTGCAGCGACGCGGCCGACAGTCGGCTCTTCTGGGCCAAGCGCAACGATTTGAAGCCGTATACGTTGCGGCGATCGCCGGCGATCTCCTTGGGAGCCTCGCCGCGATCGTCGGTCTGGATCATCGCCGGCGCATTGGCCCGCGATTCGATGAAGACCATCTCGGTCCGCACCGGAACCGGAACCACAAGCCCCGGAAGCGTTCGGAGGAAGCTCGGCACATAGCCGAGCTTATCGACGGCACCCATCAAGCTAACGGATGAGAACGCGTCATTGTTAAAGATATCGAAGCCGATCATGGGGGAATAGCGCCTCCTGGGCGCGGTTTGCAGAGAGTGACGGGAAGGCTAGGTGTCGCCGGTTTCAACAAACCGGCGACATAGAGCCCAGGCGGTTTAGGGTCGCGACCTACCGGCCAATGAGACCCTGATTGGCGAGCTCGGCGAGACCGGCGTTTTGCTGGTCGTCGCTCGCGTCGGCAAACCAAATCAGAGCGTCGGAGATCAGTTCGGCATCGCGCGTGAAGACAACGCCCTCGACGTCGCCATCGGTCGCGTCGACCGGAGCGAAAAGGACGGC